GGTTAAATCTTCAACACCATTATTCATAGCATGAGCTTCAAGAGATAGGGAAGTACCAATTCTTATACTATTTACATTTGTTGGAGTTAATACAATTTCATAATCATCTGGTATTACAGTTACACTATTTATATCAATACTATCCGAAACACCATTGTAAGTAGCTGTTATTATGCACATACCATTTAAAACAGTAGTAATCAATCCATTTTCATCTACAGTTGCTATTTCCTCATTACTTGAAGTATAAGTTATTTCAGGATTAGATATGGTTTCACCATCTATTTTAACTTCAACATTTAATTGTAAAGTTTGACCTTGATAATTCATATTAACTTCTTCACCATTAAGAATTGTAACTGTAGTTATACTATCTTTTGGCTGTTCAGACAATGCAAACTCCATCTTTAAAACTAATAACCCCGATTCAATTACATCATTAACATCAACGACTCTATAATTTTGCATACCAATCTTATAGACATCAGCTCTTTTAATTAACTTAGTTATATCATTATTTGGTACACGTATTATAATATTTGTAGATGGTTCTGTTAAATACTTATTATCTTTATCTCCTAATTGATATAATCTAACTGCTGATTCAACTATGCAAGGAATATTGTATGAAATGTGATTTTTATTTAATGTTATAGTATTATTGCATTCCAATACTGAACCTACCTTATAAGCCATTTTATTAAAAATTTTACTAATAACTATCCATTTCTTTTCATCAAATTCTATTAAAGAACCTGTATGAACTTTACTTTGAATATCAAAACTACATTTCTTATCATATTTAGAAGCATTTAATGGATTAGTATGATTTTGAACTACTATTCTTTCTGGTACTCCATCAGTTAAAGCATCTTTACCTTCAAGAGATTGCTTTTGTTGTTCAAATCTATAAATAGCATCATCTAATAATTTATTATTTGTATAATCGCCATCAAAATATATATTATCAGTCATCCATTCATTATATAACTTCATATTTTATCAGTCCTTATGACTTCTGATACCCATTCAGGTAATCTACTTATAAAATTAGACATATCTAATATAGATTTTCTTATTTCTGGATGATTACACATTTTTGTATCAAATTCTTCTTCTAATAAATAAAGAAGGGAACGTAATTTTTTACATTCTTTATTACATACATCTTCAAAAGTCATTTCTCCAGAAATAGGTATTTCTAATAAAATATTATCTTTTTTCACGTTCTCACTCCTTTACTAATAAGAATAAGTATTAAAATCTTGCATAAATGCTTTAACTTCAGACAATGCTTCTTTTGCACTTGCTATTAATACTGTTAATTGTTCTTTTTTACCTTCAAGTCTGTTAAAATCACTAGTACCTAATTTTTCTCTTTGACCTTCAACATATGATTTTTTTCTTTCTTTCCAAAGATATTTCATCCATAAAGCCAATAATTCAATCTCATCATTGTCTAAAATACTATTGAATGAACCTTCATAAAGATTTGTTTGATTATTTTCTTCATCATATATTGGTTCATCTAATGTATATGTTAAATCATGTCTTGCCATTTTATAAGACCTAGCAATTGCAGAATCTACAATTGAAAAAATTAATTGTTCTTTACCTGTTACATCTTCATCTATTATTGTTTGAAATCTTTTATATAAATCATTTAGGGGAGTTCCCATAGTATTACCCCCTTATTAATCTTCTCTAAATTTAATATTAGTATGATTTTCGATTAGCACAATTTTATCATAATCATTAAGTTTAATTTTTCTAGCATATTCAACTAATTTAGCCTTTTCATGATTACAAATTATTTTTTCTTTTAAATGTTTTTCAAATGTAGAGATAGTTTTATAATCAAGTATTTTTTGACACTCTTCATCCGTTAATACAAATTGTTTTTCCTTCCCATCTTCAGAATCATATCCAACAAATTTACGCAAATCCTCATTTTCAATATAAACTCTAGCATGATTACCATTTTCAGTACCGAAAAACATTACATTTGCATTTTCACATAAAGCTATCAATTCTTCATTATTTACAGATGTTTTTTTATTAGCACCTAATAAAACACTACCGTTTGAAATTGGTAGTGTAAAACTTATAGTCCAAGGACATAAATTTTTAACAAAAGATCTAGCATTTTTATCAATATTATTCATAATATATCTCCTTTTAATCCTTTTTATTTTTTAATAAAGGCAGAATATAAAGTTCTGCCTTTATTATTTAATTATTTTATAAATTAAGCTTTATCTACAGCAAAGTTACTATCCGACACCAATCCGAGAGTAGGTACAAGCTCAGGTAATACGACTGCCCCAAATTCAAGATCATAGCGTGTAACTATTTGTTTAGTATTTAAATCCTGTCCTTGCATTGAAGTTAAACCACCTTTAATACCAACTTGCAAAGGTGAACCAGTTGAAATTTTAGGATTTACAAACAATAAACCTTCAGGCAAATATGTATCAAAATATGCAGATGCTCCACCAATACCACCTGTAGGATTAATTCTAGTTACATTATAAGTATTAGGTATTTCTACTATTGGAGCACCACGATAAGACTTCAATAAGCCGGTTTTTCTTATTTCTTCCATTATTGCCTCTGAAAATTGAACAGTATTAGCAGTAGTTTGAAATCCAGTAAATGCTTCGAGTTGAGTAATTACAGAATAATCACCTGATAAAGTTACAGAACCATACCTACGAACAAGTTTTATTGCATCGTCAACAGCAACTTGAGAAATACCAGCATTTTCGCTAAATGCAGTTAATCCACCTGCAAGTGCTATAGCAGATATTGAATTATACATAGTAGTAACAACATTATAAAACATTTGATTAAACATATCTGTAATAACCTGCTCAGTCATTATTCCAATATTATCAACATTTCCTGAAGCTATTTCTCTATAATCAACAGCAGTACCACCAGTAATAGTAACTGTGTTGATAGTACCTGTTCTCCAAGTCTGAGTAGGATATGCAAAACTACCACTATTAGCCTGAAGTCCAGCTTTTTTACCTTGAAGTTGCATTACTTTATATTTTAGTTCAGTATTATAAGGTACTGCTTGATAATCTCCTATATATGAAAATATATTTAATCTTTTTACAAGCGGAGTTTCAATTAGAACTTCTTTAATAGCATTTACTTCAGCCTGTGCTTTAGTATCTCCGTTTACTGCTTTTTCTCCAAGATTTTTCATATATGCTAAAACAGAGTCAACTTCTTTACCATATTTAGAAACATCCTTACCTGAACATATTTCAGAAAAGATTTGTACTCCTCTTTTATTTCTCATGTTTATTGTACCCTGAATGTTGTTTACTTCAACATTAGGAGCAAATTTTTCAAAATTCATATTATTATCCTCCTTTAATTATATTGTTATTAAGCAGTTTTAATTTTTGCTTCATAACCAACACCACTATTGTCAACTGTAAATAATCCAAATGTAGTTAATCCAGTAATTTCAAGATATACTGAATAACCAGTAGGATCAGCTATTGTCTTCCAACTCATAGGATTTGCAACATCATCAGTTAAATTACATGGAACAAGTGCCACTCCAACAGCAGCAGCTACACCAGCAGCAGGAACAACTAAATCACTTGATAACTCAACTTTTTCACCAACAAGATTATTTAATTTAAATGCTCTTATGTATTCTCCAGCAGTTACATTATAATCTGCGTAATTATCTAATTCAGGTTTATCAACTATATTATTCATAACCCAAACTTCACCTTTAGCAGCATCAGCATTAGCAAAAATCGTTTGAACCTCTGTAGTACCAGTGCTTGCTGCGTTTGCTGTATCAACTACACTAAATACATTTCCATTTACAGTTGTAGCACTAGCAATTACTCTAGGATTGTCTTGTGCATTCTTAATAGCACTATAATTTTGAAATTTAAAAAGACCCATATTAATATCCTCCTCTTATTATTTAAATAGTAATTTTCCAGCTTCAACATCATCTATTTCTTCTTCTTTAGTTGAGAAGAATAGATTATTGTTTACACTATTCGTTTCAGTTGTTACTTCATCTTTTACCAACTCTTTGAATTTTTTGATTATCAAATCACTTTCGGCTTTCTTAAGTCCTTTAAGGTCACATTTTTCAACATATTCTTTAAGTGAATTAACTTCTGCTTCAGCAAATTTGTTCTTAGGAATTTCATTTTCAAAATAAGCATTAACTTCTGCTTTCTTTGCTTCTAATTCCTTAGTTTCCTTATATTCTTTTAAAGTGTTTACTTCAGTTGCAAGATTTTCCTTTTCTGTCTTAGTATCTTCTAAAAGTTTATTAACTTCTACAAGAGTACTATTCATTTCTGAAAGTTTTGTTTCTAGTTCTGTTACTTTTGTTGTAAGAGTATTAACCTCTACATTTTTAGCCTCAATATTAGATTTCAGATTATTTATTTCATTAGTTTTATCTTCAATCTTATTATTAAGTTCTAATATCAATTTTTCATCCATTTCTTTTCCTCCTTCACTGGACTTGTTATTTATATTAAGGTTATTTTCTTCTTTAGAATTAACCTCAAAGACTTGTGAATTTTTATCTGCTGGCTCTACAATGTTATGTAGGATTGCTAAAGCCGAAAAGTCATATATTTTGGGGACTCTGGGAGTTAATAAATTACCATCTTTATCTATATACTCCCCCTCGTATATGATATTTTTATTTTTACCTTTTCCATTAATTTCAATAGAACCATACACTTTACCATTTTGCACTTCTTCTTTTAACCATTTTACAAATTTTCCATAGCGTTGCGAGTTGAGGTATCCTTCAGTCATTAATAATTTTTTTGTTACTCCGTCAATTTCAACATCTTCAATATAAGCATCTAGAACTGATCCAACAACAACACCTTCAAATTGAATATTTCCATCCTCATCATAAAATCTTTTTCCATGGTCATTAGGTATTTGATTTTCTTCGTCTAACCACGATACTACGTAATCCATACCTATAGCCGACTTTATGTTATCGTTAATATATGGCTCAAGCCAAGAAATTCCATTATCGTTGTAATATGATTTATTTGGAACAATTTCTAATGCTGACATTTTTATACGGACTCTACCTGCAAATTCTCCCTCAGGCATTTCGCATATTTCTATATATCCACAAGGTGATTTAATTACATTAATCTCGTTTTTCAAATAATCACCACCTTTCATATTAATTTCAATTCTTTTTTGAGGATTTCTTCAATGTTGTCAAAATCCCAATACCAAATTTCAAGCAAATTTATATTATTATTAACAGCATATTCACGTTTACGTTTATCATGCTCTTGTTGCTTCGTGAACTACTCACCACTTACTCGTTATACTCGTTGAAGTGGGAGCTTCTTGGTCAGAGGGGTTATCATCACGACAAGCCATACCTCTAAAAAACTTTATATTAATAATTATTTTTTATCTTTTACTTTTTGTTCATTGCTTTTTAGATTTCTAGTATCTATTCCTGATTGCTTTAAATCTTTAATATCCTTCTTTGGTCTTCCCCCTAAATTACCATCACTATTAGTTTTATCTGCATTATCTGTAGCTGTATATGATGTAATATGAGGCATATATTTACTATCTAAATCATCTTCAAGTTCTTCATCACAAACATTTAAATAATCGTCTGGATCAAATCCAGCACTAGCAATTAAAAATTTTCGACTACCTCCAGCTAATGTAAACAAGTCTTTGGCTTTATTATAAGTAGAATCTTTATTTAACCATGTAATTGGTAAATATTTAATATCTATATAGCTACTAGGCTTAACTCCAAGATGTTCATTTATAACTCTAGTTTCTTCTTTTGCTATTTCACTAATTAATTGAAATATTTGTGCAGAAATCAAATCCAAATTAATTTGTAAACTTCCTAAATTAGCACTTGAACTTTCAGCATTTAAAGCCGATACTGCAAAACCAATACCAGTAGATACTTTTTTTATATTTTCATCATTAAGAGTATCTTTTAATAAAGAAGCATCTTTAGATAATCTACCTATTTCACTTCCCGGAGCTAATGTTAATGTAGATACTTTAGCACTTCCACCATTAGTATTTATTTTAACTGCATTCTCAAAAGCACTAACAATATTCTGCTGTTGTTCTTTATGTAGTGAACAAGAACCTTTCTTTTCGCCTTCAGGTAATACCATCCAGTATATACTACTTGCTAGTTCTTGTACTAAATTATATTGACTGTCATTGTAATCATTTGACATCTTAATATCTGCTAAAGCAGAAATACCAAATGGTACACCATAAGCATCTATTTCACTAGCTTTAGATTTTAATGCTATTGTCTTTTTAGGATCTAATACAAACCATCTTTTACTTCCATCTTTTCTATAATTTATATATGCTTTTATGAATTCTTTAGGATAGTTTCTTATTTCATTAGTTAATCCACCATTTTTAAATTGATCAAAATATTGCATATCAAATGCAGCAATACTTATATTATTTTGAAAACCAATAATTTTACAATAATCTAAATTTAATGGCTGAATCATAAAATTATCATCTAAAGATAAACCCTCTAATCTGTCTAAAGACTGTATCATAGTTGTATCAATATCTTTATTAGAAGCTGTAGTATCTCTTAATATTCCAACATAATAACCTTCAATAAACAAACTTCTTAAAATATCTCTTGTTGTTCTCTCTATATTGAGCAATTTTAATACTATATTAAATCTACTCTTAATATTTTTCATTTGTTGACTTTTATTTCTTAAAGTTGTAATATATGATAGTGTTGGCAATGCAATCATTTTATCAATAGCTTGACCATAAGTTCCATTGGAATAATATGACTGCTTTGATATTTGTCTCAATACTGAATTATATATCATAGGATATTTAATACGATATTTTAACTCTGGCATTGATAAATTATCATCATTGATAAAACCATATGAAAAACACATATCTCTTAATGAATTTAATTCAATATCATTATTATATGTGTTTTCTTGAGGAATTTGATTATTCATTAACTTCCTCCTTTCTATTAAATTTTAACTATATGAGAATACAAAATCATAATCTGAATCTTCTTCACCTTTTAAAAAGTCAATTTGCAATAAAGATATAAAATAATTTCCATATGAACAACTAGTATATCTATCTTTTCTAGCAGTACCAACAGTTGTAAGCTTAATTAAACCTCCAGAAACAGAATATTCAAGATTGACACTTTCATTTATTAATAATTGTGTTTCTGTATATGGAGATGTATACCATAAGTTAAGATTTACATCAGTAGAATTTTTATATTCTTTATTATATTTAGATAAAAATAATTCTGCTTCACTAGAATCTATAAGAAAACTACACATTCCTCTTTGTAGTTTATCTCTAAAATCTACCGCTATATCATTATTATCTTTTGCTCCTGCTAAAATAGGATATATAATAGGTTTTGCATTTAAGGCTAATGTTTTTTCTTTTAATTCATCAATTAAATTTTTAGCTAATGATTTATGTTCAAAAACTGTAAAAGCCTCATATTCCACTCCTCTTTCTTCATCTTTTGTAATTACTGCCAATCTTTCAAATATAGTAATACCAGCTTGTTGTAAGTCAAGAACAATATAATCAGCTTCAAAATCATAATATATTTGTTTAATTCGCAAAGCTTGTTTTTCTGTATGTTCTCCTTGATGAGCTTCTAAATAAACATATTCTCTTTCATATCCATTAGTATTAGGAATAGCTCTTATACAAGAAATTATCGTATTATCATTTTTTTGACCTTTTCTTGTAGCAACGTCAATTGATACTACTCTTATCTCTCCTTCTACTTTTTTTATATCATTAGTGTTCTTTTTTTTATCTAACATATCATTTCGTAATGGATAAAATGCTTTTTTTAGTTTTCTATTTTTACCAAACATATCTAATTTAAAATAAGCATTACTATTTTCACCCCAAGGTATATTTTCATATTCCTCAAGAAAAGTTATTTCATCCATAGTAGATTTGTCTTTAAGAATTACATTTTTGGTTTTTATATTATGCTTTATAGCAATTAAATAATCAAATGCTATAAAGCCAGCATTTTTACCATCTATCATCATTTTAATAGTATCTAGAGTTTCTTTATACCACCACAAACCTTTATGATATGCAGAAGATATTAATATTTGTCTAGGTTCTTCAATTAAAGCTTTTATATTTTGATATTCAGGTTTTTTTAAATATGGAGTTTGTCTAGCATAAGCAAAGGGTTTAACAATACTATCAAATTTTTGTTTATCCATAATTCTAAATTCTTCACCAATAGTAAAAGTTGACCTCTCACCTCTACCTGATTCTTGACATGCTACAACTTTAACAGTAGAACCATTATGCAAAACACATTTACAATTATTTTCCCTATCTGAAAAGCTTTTTATTTCTCTTGCTATATTGGGATAATCATCTTTTAATCTTGCCATTTTACCAAATATTATTCCAGCTTGTTTCATTGAATGTGCAACAATTACAATTTCAGAATCTGGATAAAGTACAGCTCTTGCATATGCTAATAACGCTATTA